CTTTAACCAAGACCACCGCACTATCGAAAGCTACAATGACGCCGCCCGTCTATGGGCTAAGGTTCGCTCACCTGAGAAGGGCAAGCCAGTCACTAACTGGTTGCGTATGTTCAAGTCTGGCGACACCTTCGAGTTCAAGTTGACAGGCTACGGCGAGCGAGAGTTCGCCCGACTAACACCTGACAACACGATTGAGTTTGTGATGAGTAACGAGATGCTGATGCAACAGGCGCAGACAGTAGTGTCTGCCCTGCACAAGTGGCTTCCGTTCTCTGTCATGCGACACCGCAAAGGTCTGTACCGCATGGGTCACACACAGGTTGTCGGTAAACAGATGAACGCCATGAGCGTAGATGAATCACGGCATCGTCATATGTGGTCACGGTATTGGGCGACATACACCCCAGTCATGCGTGAGCAGAACATGTACTTCGGCGGTATCAAGTACAACATCTTGACAGGTGAGTGCCTCAACCCACGAGCCGAGGAGAAGCTAGTCGAGAACCCTGACCAACGTAAGAAGTGGCGTAATGCTTTGGCTAAGTTCAAGCGTGGTATGAAAGCCCGCGCCAAAGTACACGCACTAGATGGCATCATTGACCAAGTGTGGGCAGAGCGTGAGGGACAGAACAGATGGCATTGGCGACAGCCTGACTGGTCTAGTCCGCAATGGATGGACTTGCTTGAGTCAAGCATACGCTACAACAACTTCCCACAAGAGTTGCTTCAGGGCTTTGTTCAGTCGTCGGGTGACGGCTACTACGTTCAACACAAACCAACATCTGCTGACGTAGTGAAGGCAGTCGACAAGGTATGCAACGACCACAGCGTCGAGTTGCGTAGGCGATTCAAAGTCTTCGAGAAGGGGGACGTATGACAGTAATAGTATGGGACGGTGACAAGCTAGTCACTGATCGGAAGGCTACGGATGGCTCCCTTAAATGGGAGTCGTCTAAGGCTTGGTATGTGAGCAACCAACACTTTGGCACCTGCATAGTGACTGGCGTGGGGTTCTTGCACAACATCATTGCCTTGCGGGAGTGGTTCAAGAGCGGGGCTGACCCCGCAATGTATCCCTTCCTACACAAGGAAACAAACTGTCAGTTGATAGTAGTCACTGCCGAGCAGCTACTACTGTTTGACAACTCACCTTACCCGCTACCGAAGGACGCGCCATGTGCTTTCGGTCATGGGAGAGACTTTGCGTATGGTGCCTTGGCTATGGGTGCTACCGCAGAGCAAGCCGTGGATGCCGCCAATAAATACTCCCAACATTGTGGGTTGGGTAAGGAGGTATTCACTTTACATAGCTGTAAATCTTGATAGAATGGAGTTAGAGATGACGAAGAAAACAAAACAAGAAAAGGTCTGGGCATATGCAATCAAGCATAAGACTGCCTCAGCCGCGCAGGTATCGAAAGCCACTGGCGTTTCGTATGCCTACACCTACAAGCTACTCAAGAAAGTCGGCACTCCGAAGGAAGTGTTCGAGGCTGAGGAAGCTCAGGCATCTGCTGTCAAAGAGAAACAAGTTGGTGGCAATCACTACCGCGACCACAAGATTCAGCCGTGGGACATTATTGATGAGTACGGTCTGAACTTCTACGAGGGCAACATCCTCAAGTACCTACTGCGTAAGAAGGGTAGCCGTGTCGAAGACATTGGCAAGCTGATTCACTACGCTGAAAAAGAACTGTCTAATCTGGAGAAGTAACCATGGATATAGTCACCATCGACTTTGAAACCTATTACGACAAGGACTATTCCCTGTCGAAGATGACAACCGAGGCGTACATTCGTGACCCAAGGTTCGAGGTGATAGGCGTAGGGGTTAAGGTGAACGACCATCCTACTGATTGGTACAGCGGCAACGATGTGGGCGGGTTTCTCAAGTCATTGGATTACTCTGACAAAGCGATACTCGCCCACAACTGCGTGTTCGATGGGGCTATCTTGTCATGGCACTATGGCATCAAGCCTAAGTTCTGGTTCGATACCCTGTCGATGGCGCGCCCCTTCCACAACTCAACAGTAGGCGGCTCACTCAAGGCACTGGCTAAACACTACAAGCTAGGTGAGAAAGGTGACGAGGTTATCAACGCACTAGGTAAACGCCGAGCGGACTTCACACCAGAAGAACTTGACAGGTATGCAAGCTACTGCGTCAACGATGTGGACTTGACCTACGACCTGTTCAAGAAGTTAAGCAAAGGATTCCCTGCATCTGAACTGATGGTCATTGACCAGACGTTGCGGATGTATACCGAGCCGACCATTGAGTTAGACATCGAAGCACTGACACAACACCTTGCTGATGTACGAGCCAAGAAGCGCAAGCTGATTGACGACCTTGCACTCAAGGGATTGTCGGAGGCACAGGTTAAGAAGGCACTCATGTCCAACAACATCTTTGCGAAGCTACTGCAACGCTTGGGTGTTGAGCCGCCGATGAAGACTAGCCTCAAGACTGGCAAGCAATCATTCGCTTTTGCCAAGACGGACAAAGAGTTCACTGCATTGTTGGAGCATGACAATGAGGACGTTCAGAACCTTGTGTCTGCACGACTAGGTACGAAGTCAACCATTGAGGAGACGCGTACCGAGAACCTTATAAAGGTAGCCGAGCGTGGGCGACTGCCCATCATGCTCAACTATTATGGTGCGCACACGGGTAGATTCTCAGGTGGCGACAAGCTGAACCTACAAAACCTGCCGCGCAACGGAGCCATTCGTACTGCTCTAACTGCACCACTTGGTGAGAAGATCATTGCATGTGACTCATCGCAGATTGAAGCCCGTATGGTTGCTTACATTGCAGGGCAGGACGACCTAGTACAGGCGTTCCGAGAGGGACGAGATGTGTACAGCGAGTTTGCGACTGACGTTTATGGGCGCACAGTAACAAAGGCTGACAAGGTAGAACGCTTTGTTGGTAAGACTTGTATCCTAGGTCTGGGCTACGGCATGGGCGTGGCTAAGTTCCGCAACACCCTAGCACTAGGCATGGGTGGAATCTCTGTTGACATTGATGAAAACGAAGCGGAGCGCATCGTTCGATTGTACCGACAGAAGAACCACAAGATTGTTTCTCTATGGCAGAGATGTGGTCAGGCACTTACTGGTATGGTGTCAGGTGGTAGTGGGAACATTACACCGCTACTATCTTATGACCACGAGGGCATCACCCTACCCAACGGACTGAAGATTCGCTACCCCGCACTGCGTAACACAGGCAATGGGTTCGAGTATATCAATGACGCTAGAGCGTACCGCAAGTACCTAGCGTCCAATGGGAAAGACACAGTTGAGTTCACCCGTATCTACGGGGGCAAGGTAACGGAGAATGTGGTGCAAGCCCTAGCCCGTATCGTTGTGGCAGAGCAGATGGCTTCCATCGGACGCAAGTACCACGTTGCCTTTCAGGTACACGACGAAGTTATCATCACATGCGACGAGGCGGACGAGGCAAACGCACGACAGTTTGTTGAGACGAGAATGTCCACGGCTCCGAGCTGGGCACCTGACTTGCCCGTTGCTTGTGAGTCTGGTGTAGGGTATAACTACGGGGACGCTAAATAAAACTTTACCGCAGGTTCGGAGACCGACCTTGCGGCGTACTCTATTGGGGGTAACATGCTGACACATTCATTTTCGTCTATCAAACTTTACGAGAACTGCCCGAAACGGTACTTGCACCAACGTGTTTTGAAGGAGGTGCAGGACGAGGGTGGCGAAGCTAGCTTGTATGGCAACCGCATACACGAAGCTATTGAGGCGAGACTGAAGGGTGGTGAACTGACGACAGAGACTAAGAACTACGAGGTGTTATGCAAGTCGGTAGACAGTATCTCTGCCCCTGACAACGCTACCTTGTATGTCGAACACCAACTTACTCTGAATGAAAACCTAGAGCCGACAGGGTGGTTCGATAAGGACGCATGGCTACGCTCAATACTTGACGTTCTTGTAATCCGAGACGACCAAGCTATCGTGATGGACTGGAAGACAGGCAAACGTAGACCTGACTTCACACAGCTACAACTCTTTGCACTACAAGTTTTCAAGCATTTCCCTGATGTCAACGAGGTGACTAGCACGTTCGTGTGGCTGAAGGATATGAAGATGGACGCTGAGATTTACAAGCGTGAGCAGACTAACGCTATGTGGGCAGACCTGATGGCACGGATCAACAGAATCCACGAGTCACTGGAGAACGACAACTGGCCTCCAAGACCTAGTGGTCTGTGCCGTTACTGCCCCGCGAAACACCTGTGTGAGTACGCTAAACTGTAATACTTGACAAGGATGTAAAGGGAGATATAATGGCTAGTACCCCTGAGAACAAGGTGAAGCGGAAGTTAGACAGGATGCTGAAGGCGCACAAAGTCTGGTTCTATTCACCACAAGCAGGGCCGTTTGGTAGGGCAGGTATACCAGACAGGATTGCAATAGTTGCGGGCAGATTCGTTGGCATTGAATGTAAAGCGGATGCGACTAAGAAACCCACAGCCTTACAGGTTAAGGCGATGGAAGAAATTGAGGCGGCAGGAGGTAAGTGCTTCTTGGTCTATGACGACGAGACCATCATGGAAGTACGAGACTTCATCTGTAAATGGATGGGACTATGATTGTTGTTGAAAGCGCAAAGGCTTTAGCTCTAAACCTAAAGCACCCAAATCAAGTGCTGAGCAGTATACCTACCGCAAAGGTGTTGAACTTTGAAGGTAAGGAACTGGTTGTGGCACCGCACAGACTGGACGAGGTGAAGGTACTGAGGAACCTTGGTATCAAAGCACCCGCTCCAATCCTGCATTACTACGACTGGGTTGGTAAGTTTGAAACTTACGAACACCAGAAGATGACCGCCGCGTTCCTGACAATGAACCACAAATGTCTTGTGCTAAACGAGATTGGCACTGGCAAAACACAGAGTGCGTTGTGGGCGGCGGACTACCTGATGTCCATAAAGAAAGTAAAGAAGGTACTCATCATCTCGCCACTGTCCACACTGGAACGTGTGTGGGGTGACAGTATCTTCATGGGCTTTCCGCACCGCAGAGGAATAACTTTACACGGCACTGCCGCCAAGCGTAAGAAGTTACTCAAGACTGACGCTGACTTCTACATCATCAACCACGATGGCTTCAACATCATTGCCGATGACACCATTGGTATGTTCGACCTAGTGATTGTGGATGAGGCGGCTGTCCTGCGTAACCCATCGACCAACCGCTTCAAGTATTTCCGCAAGTGGATGGACAAGAACTTAGACACACGCTTGTGGCTGATGACTGGTACGCCTACACCCAACGACCCAACAGATGCGTGGGCATTGGCGAAGCTAGTCGGTAGTCCCAACAACTCGAAGACCTACACCGCGTTCCGTGAAGCCGTGATGATGAAGATCGGTCAATGGAAGTGGGTGCCTCGACCAGAGTCGGTGGAGATTGTGAAGCACATACTCCAACCTGCTGTCAGGTACACCCGTGATGAGTGCTTTGACCTACCCGACACTGTGTTCCAGACCCGTAAGGTTGAGATGACCAAGGATCAGAAGGAACACTACACGAAGATGCTCCGCCATTTCGTAACCGAGATGGCAGAAGAAGGCACCATCACTGCTGTAAACGAGGCAGTGAAGTTGCAGAAACTTGTGCAGATAGCTTGTGGTGTGGCTTACGGAGACGACGGCCAGAACATTGAGATCGACTGCACTCCCCGTGTCAACGTAGTGAAGGAGGTGATAGAGGAAGTAGGACAAAAGACCATCGTGTTCGTGCCACTCACAGGCACACTGCATATGTTGGAGAAGGAACTCTCAAAGCGTTGGACTGTTGGCGTAGTCAACGGCGCGGTATCCGCATCAAAGCGCAACGAGATATTCCACAACTTCCAACATGCAAAAGACCCGCATGTTTTGATTGCTCACCCTGCAACCATGGCTCATGGCTTGACGCTAACGTCTGCATCCACGGTTATTTGGTACGGACCAATCACGAGCAACGAGCAATACGTTCAGGCAAATGGACGGATTGAGCGGATTGGCAAGAAGCATGTATCCAACATCGTACACATTGAGGCAACCGACCTTGAGTATCGGATGTACGACCGACTCAAGAACAAGCAAAAGCTACAAGGCTTGTTGCTTGATTTGATCCAGAAGGAGACGAGATGACTGCTGACAAACTTACTGTCGATGACGTTATCAAAGCATATCTCAAGTTCCGTGGGCAGAAGGAATCTATTGAGGCCGAGACCAAAGAGAGGGTCAAGGACATCAAGGATAAAATGCTCAAACTTGAGGGATGGATTAAGGAAAAAGCTGATGAGATGGGAGTGTCTTCATTCAAGACCGACCACGGCACAGCCTTCCTTACAACAACTGACTACGCAAATGTAGCTGATTGGGACGCTGTTCTCACGTTCATCAAAGAGAACGAGGCGTTCGATATGCTAGAGAAGC